TCACCAGAGAGAGCGTAACGTAAATCGTGGCCAGGTCTGGATGAATGAAAGTCAACCATTTCATATTTTAGTTCCTTGTTTTGTGCTTCTGCAATTAGTTTAGCCAATTCTAAGTTATCAATTTCATCGGGACCAACAATGTTAAACTTAGAAATTTTTGCACCACCAAAATCAGGAACTATCTGATAGTCTTCAGGTAAATTAAGAATAAACATCAAACCATCTGCAACATCTTTAGCATGAACATAGTGGCGTGAGCCTGCTTTTGTCTTGCTTCTATCAGAATGAATAGTAAGTGTTAAACCATCACGAGCATATCGAATGGCCTTGGGAATAAACTTCTCAGGATGCTGACGTTCACCAAACACATTCATCGTGTGTGTAACATAAATTGGCATATTATAAGTGTTCTCAAAGGCAACACACATTTCTTCACCCGCTGCCTTGCTGGCAGAATAAGGATTCGTAGCATTATATCGGTCTCTTTCTTTGTAATCAACACCTTCTGGTGCAGGACCAAACACTTCATCTGTTGAGAAGTATACGAATCTCTCCAAGTTTTTTAGTGTTCGTGCAAATTGTAGAAGATTGACTGTACCGATAACATTATCTTGCACAAACTCCATTGGAAATTCAATTGAGCGGTCTACATGAGAACCAGCTGCAAGGTGTAAAACAAGTTGGCAATCACCAATCAGACCAGCAGTCTGTGGATTTACTTCAGCTCTCAAATCGTGAAAGACAATTTCAACCCGTTTCTTTTGTTCAGGTGGATATTTCTTCATAATATCTTCAAGACGATTTAAATTGCCAGAGAAATCTAGTCGGTCAAGTGATACGATTGTCCAATCTGTGGTGTCCAGAATTGTTTCAATTAAGTGGTGTGCAATGAAACCTGCACCACCGGTGATTAATACTCTTTTAGTCATTATATTTTTCCTCGATAATTTTGCGCCATTCTGGTATTCTATCATACTGATGCACGATTGTAAAGTCTTTTCCTCTAGAAGTTGTAACATTGCCTGCAATCATTTTTGGTGATGCTTCCAACAGTAATGGTCTGAACTGCTCTATCTTACTTGGGTCTGCCGTAGTACCTAGTTGACAAGCCCAACCATCTTCTGAGTTACAATACCTTGCTGTTGACGTATAAGGCTCTTGTGAAATCATAAAGTTGAATGTTGATTGGTCTACAATTGGAATTGGTCTATTGATTGACATGGTAAAAATCATTGCAGCTAAATCTTGCATTGCATAACCACGACCAGCAAGAACACCAACATTATAAATTACATTTTCTTTGAAGATGTTGTGGAAGAATGGACCAAAAGTTTCAATTAGATTTTGATTGCCCCATGGTTCATCTTTATAATACATACTTTCAGAAGCAAATAGGTACAGTTGTCTTGCACCTAATTCTTGGTCTATTGCTTCAGATGGGTTGTGTTGGAAGATAACATCTTTCACATCGGTTGTAATTACATACCGATATTCATCGTGTGTTTGTAGATAGTTATAGATGTGGATGAATCGTTCCACATGAATTGGCAAGTTTGATTGATAGACGAATTGATTATTCGCATCATCCTGTTTGCCTGGAAGAATAACTTGGAAACCAGCTTTGTTTAACTTCTCAATAGTATCATAACGTATATTGAAGGCAACCATAACTTTGTCGCCATCAAAGCCACTTCTGTTAATTGAGTTAACCCAAAACTTTAATTTGTCCCAATCATAATTGGTGCAAGCACCTATAATCAAATCTTTCATAATATTCCAATCAGTTAAATAATTACTTATGTCGTTTGTAGTCCTTAAACCTGGCAATCTTTTGACCTGGTGTATCTTTTAGATAAGTATTTTTCAACTCATCGGTACCCCATTGACCTGCACCGGCTTTAGGTAGAATGTCTTTTTCTACCTTTTCTCTCAACCTTCTTACAGCACGAACTATCATTTCATCCTCTAGTTAGGTTTAGAATTTTTTGAATTTGTGTTTCAAGTGTTGCCTTACGATTAGGCCACTTGATAATCGGTTGGTCGGATGTTTGCAATAGTTTAGTTAAAAATGGTAGAATTAACTTTTCTACTTCATGCAACCGTGCCTTATATTCTTCAACAGTTTCTTCTTTTTCGGCAATAACAGAGTTGTATTCATCTTCATCTATTGCTGTGAAACCAAAATCATTATCGCCATATTCGGCCATAATGGAATTTAAATCGAATTTTTTATCTGCCATTATTTGTCCCAATTCTTAGCTGCATTAAAGTTGGCGTGTGCAAATTCTAATCTATCAACCAACTTAACTGCATTGCCTTTTAATCTATCTACTGCAACGAAACCTTCTGGTGCAGTAATTCTAAAACCATCATCGGTTCTAATGAATGTACCAACATCACGAATAGTTTCCAACTTGCGAATGATTTTCAACTTAGCATCAACAATCAAATTCATAAAGTCAAATACCTTACGCAATTCTGATGCACTACTACGATAGAACCGCATAACTTCATTCTTCTCAGCAACTCTTTTCTTTTTCGTATCTTCTTTCTTTGCATCAAGAACGTGTTGATTTAATTTTGCTTCGATTGTTTTAATTAACTCTGCTGTATGTTTTTGTGTATCTTTAATTCTTTCACCAGAACGAACTTTGGTGTTGTTGAATGTTGCAATCTGAACTCTGATAGTTTCATTAGATGCAATACGATTAATTGTTAAAGATGAAATTGTTTGAAACATTCTACCTGCTTGCGATAAAATGCCAGTCAGGTCTTTTGTTTCATCTTCTGTGAATGTTGCTGAACCAGAAGCATCAACAAATGATGCATCACGAAACCAAATATCTTTTGTTGCTGATAATCTACCAATATCAATATTGAATGATGCCTTCATATCTTCAATTTTTTTACCTGTATATGAAGTATGAAATACAATACCTATTTGTGCAGCTTGCATTGAAGCAGCGAGTTTTGAATTTGCTGGTATAGCATAGACAATTGTATTTGGTTGAAATGTGATATAGTTTTCACCATCAATTGTTTGTTTCTTTAAATCACCTTTAGAGAACATCATATCACCTTGCAATACACCTTTAATGCCTAACTTAGGCAGGTAACGCAAAGCAACTTTTAATTTTGCATTGAGACCTTCTGATGGGTGATTGTTATCAATATCTTCATCGGTGTAATTCAACTTGGCATTTTTATTGAAAACACCTTTAGTACCAACAAAGAACTTACCATTTTCTGGATTGATGCCACAAAATACAGCAGGCGCACCGTCCCATTTCGTAGTAATATTCACTTTAGATTGTGCATGACCAGCCAACATATCTCTTAGTGATTGTAGGAAATTAATGGCATCACGGCCACCAGATACGCCACGGTTAAGAATTTCATCCTCAATATGTTCAAGGTGTAAATTCTTACCTGTTGATGATGCTTCTGTTAAAAATTCTTTGAATTTCATTTTAATATATCTTTACGAATGGTCCGTTTGTATCTCTAAATTCTTTTTTTGCACCATAATATAATGTTTTCAACCAATCTTGCATTAATCCTTTTTTCTCTATAATTGCCCATGCATAAGCCCAACGCATACAAGTAAGTTTAGAAGAAAGTCTTCCACCAGCATACTTAGAACCTTCTTCTCTGATGCTATATTCTAAAACATCCGCAAATGAACCAGTAGAAACTTGTTTACCTTTATAAACAACTTTTAAATCACCAAAATCTATACCCACACCATTAACTTTAAATTTTGTTAATTCTTTCTGAAAATCCACCCAATATTTTTTAGTTTCTGTTGTCCATTTACCTACAGGAGGAATATGTGGGTCTTTACCAGCATTTACTGGTCGAATTATTCCTAATTTTGAATAGTTCTTACTGAAAAACTCATCAATAGCATCAGCAGAAGCTTTACCAATTTTAGCACCAGCATCTTTACCTGTTGGTGTTAAATCGGTTTGAACACCACCTCTAGGTGTTGACATATTGAAATTTCTTGTTTGCCAATTAACCAAACTATCTCCAGCTTTGAATTGTCCTGCTATTTCACCATTATCTATTTCTGTCGGTGTCTTACTGTTTGTACCAAAATTTGCATAACATTTTAATGGGCCGACATTTTGAAAAACTAATTCTTTAACTTTTCCCTTACCCATATTTGATAATTCTAAATCAGCATCTTTTTTAGTTTTTGAAATTGCTTTCAATGAAACTGGTACTAAATCTTTACTATCTATTAATTCTCTCATATATGCATTTAAAGAATAAATATTTGCCATCTCATCGACATTTTTAGTAATTGAATCCAATTTTTTTCTTATTGCATTTTCTTTTGTTTTTCTAACCATGTAAATATCAGCAGGATCCCAATTATCTTTTGTTGAAACACCACATCTTTTTTTAGCAATATCTTCAATGAATGACATAAAACCATTTTTTTCATCACGGGAATAATTATACCCCTTATTAGAACGCAAATAATTTTTTAATGCAATAGCTTGTTTCTGAAAAGTGCTCATCCATGATTCCCTTAATGCTGCATTTTTTGCAAGTTCTGGATAAACTTTTACAACATCAGAAAATAATTCAGATTCAGATGGAACCTTTGTGCTTTCAATATATTTACTGAAATACACTTTTGAAGCATTTTCCTGTTTTGCTGTTTCTATTGCATTTCCTGCCATTTAAATACTCCGTTGTTTATTGGAGTATTTATCCTACCGCATTTAACGAATA